TGACCCATATAAATAATAAAGTCCCCGTCTTAGAAGAATCAATTTAGAGGAAACACATGGCAAACAGTTTTGTAAGGTATACAGGTGATGGCAGCACAGCTACCTATTCTGTACCTTTTAGCTATAGGGCACAAGAAGACGTCTCTATTACTATAGATGGTGTTGTAACTACAGCATTTACATGGAATGGTGCTGGTACACAGGTTACATTTACCACAGCTCCAGCTTCCTCTACAGCTATAGAAATCCGTAGAACCACAAGTCAGGGCACAAAGCTCGTAGATTATGCGTCAGGTTCAGTACTAACAGAATCAGATTTAGACACGGATAGTGACCAAGCGTTCTTTATGTCTCAAGAGGCTATTGATGACGCTGGTGACGTAATTAAGTTATCTAACGTTAACTTCCAATGGGACGCACAAAATAAACGTATGACCAACGTTGCTGACCCTGTGAACGCACAGGACGCAGCTACTAAGAATTGGTCAGAAACATCTATGTCTGCTCAGGTAGCTCAGGCTACAACACAGGCAACTAATGCAGCAACCAGTGCGACCAACGCTTCTACTAGTGAGACCAATGCGGCAGCTTCGGCTACAGCAGCGGCAGCTAGTGCGACCGCAGCAGCAGCTAGTGAAACAGCGGCTGAAACTGCTGAGACTAATGCTGAAACAGCTGAGACTAATGCTTCTACCTCTGCAACAGCAGCAGCTAGCTCCGCAAGTGCAGCTTCAACTTCAGCTTCTAATGCTGCAACATCCGAATCAAATGCTTCAACATCAGCTACAAACGCAGCTTCGTCTGCGTCTACAGCTTCTACAGCAGCCAGTAATGCTAGTACATCAGAAACAAATGCAGCTACGTCTGCAACTAATGCAGCTACAAGTGAAACTAATGCAGCTTCCTCTGCTACGGCAGCAGCTAGCTCAGCTAGTGCGGCAGCTACAAGTGAAACCAATGCGGCGTCTAGTGCGTCTGCGGCTTCGACTTCTGCGACCAACGCTGCAACATCAGAGACCAACGCAGCAACTTCGGCTACAACAGCAACAACTCAAGCTACTAATGCAGCAACTTCTGCGACCGCAGCTCAAACGGCTCAAGCAGCAGCTGAGGCAGCAGCAGATAACTTTGATGACACATATTTAGGAGCTAAGGCTTCTGACCCTACATTAGATAATGATGGTGACGCATTGACTGCTGGTGATTTGTATTTCAATACAACAACAGACAAATTAAGAGTCTATGATGGAGCAGCTTGGAATGATGCAGTAACTGACCTTACTAGTGTGGTTACTAAAACTAGTACAACAGGGTCAGCTGAGTTGCCATCAGGCACTACAGCTCAAAGAGATGGTTCTCCATCAGCTGGTTACATTAGATTTAATTCAGATGAAACATCCTTTGAGGGCTATGACGGTTCTGCATGGGGTGCAATCGGTGGGGGTGCATCAGCAGGTGGTGCAATTTATGAGAATAGTAACAGCATAGATGCTAGTTACACATTAACAACAAATACCAATGGCATGTCAGTCTCTCCAATCAGCATAGCTAGCGGAGTTACTGTAAGTGTGCCCAGCGGTGCAAGATGGGTGATTTTATAAATGGCTATTAAGATTAATGCAGATACAACTTCAGGTTTACAGCTAGAATCAGATACTTCAGGTATCATAGATATACAGTCTAATGGTACAACCAAAATGACTATTGGTACTACCATTGATATTCAAGGTAATGAATTAGTATTAGATGCTGATGCTGATTCTTCAATATCCTGTGCAGTAGATGATAAAATACTTTTTAAATCAGCAGGTGCAGATAGATTTAGAATAGACCCTGCAAGTGCTAATGGATTAACAAGAATATTTACTCCTGATGAAGGATTATTTGTGTATAGTGAATCAGCATCAGGTACATCACATGCTTTTTTCAAAGGTCACACAGATGCAGATGATATAGATGGAACTAATGCAACAGCAAGAGTTGTTATATTTGGTAATGGTAATATTCAAAATGCAAATAACAGTTATAGTGGATTTTCAGATGAAAGATTAAAAGAAAATATTGAAGATTCATCATCACAATGGAATGACATCAAATCAGTAAAAGTTAAAAAGTTTTCATTTAAAGAAGAAAGTCTTGATTCAGCAAATCAAATAGGTGTTATAGCACAAGACTTAGAATCATCAGGCATGAACGGTCTTGTAGAAACTATTGATAATGTAAAGTCAGTTAAATATTCTGTTTTATATATGAAAGCTGTAAAGGCATTACAAGAAGCTATGACAAGAATAGAAACACTTGAAGCAAAAGTAACAGCATTGGAGAATAATTAATGGCACTAACATTACATGGCACAGTAGCAGATAACACCGATTTACAAATAGCTAGTAATAATAATACTCCTGCATTTAGTGTAGAAATAGGGTCAGACCAAACAGGGATAAGTGATGCTACAGACACTAAAGTAAATTTTGATAGTGTAGAAACTCAACTAGGAGTTACTTTTGATACGACAAATAAAAGATTTACAGTACCATCAGGTGCAGGTGGACTATATTATTTTAGCTCCACAGTACAAGTGAGGTCAGAAACTAATTCAGATTTGGTAAGTATTAATCTGTACCTTTATAAAAATGGAGTAAAAACTCAAACTAATCCATGGAACTTTTCAACAGGTTACCCAAGATTATTTAACATGAATCTTTCTAAAGTACTTTCATTATCAGAGGGAGATTATATTGAAATCTATGCTTATCTAAATACAGCAGGTGCAGGTAGCACAAGGTCTTTTAAAGCAAGTGGCTCAAACTTTTCAGGATTTAAACTTATTACATAGGTACAAACATGCAACTATATGAAAAAATAATAGAACTTAGACCAAACTTAACCAAAGAAGATTTTACCATTGACAGAACAATTGTGTTACAAAATGATTCAGATGGTAATGGAGATTATATCAAAGAATGGAATCACCCAACTGAAACACAACCAACAGATGAGGAATTAGCATAATGGCTAGTATAAAACTAACAGGTGATACTTCAGGTGAAATAACAATCTCAGCACCTGCTGTAGCAGGAACTAATACGCTTACTTTACCTGCAACTACAGGAACTACTGTCGTTCTTAGTGGTTGGACTATTACTGAATCAGGTGGTGTTCTTTATTTTGCAACAGGTGGCACAAACAAAATGAAATTAGATGCTTCAGGCAATCTAACATGTGTTGGTGATGTAACTGCATTTGGTACAGTCTAATGCCTATAGTATCATCAGGAGCAGTTAGTCTTAGTGATATAGCTACAGAGTTTGGTGGCACACAACCACATTCAATGTCTGAATATTATTCAGGTGGCAGTAATGTTCCAACAGGAACACAAAATGCTAGTAGTGTAACTATTCCTGCATCAGGACAAATTTCATTAGCATCAAGTTTTCATGGCTCTGTTGCAGATATGTTGCCTTACTCAACTAACATGACAAGTGTTGGATTCAACTATGTGACTAATCCCGGAAATTCAGAAACAGCAGGTTTTTTTGAATATTCAGGTACTACTTATGGAGCATTATCTGATACAACAAAAATAGATGAAATTAAATATTTTAAATCAGGACTTAGTAGCACATCTATATTAGATTCAGGATATATTACACAGATATCTGATGACGAAGTATTTAGACGAGTTGATAAAGTAACAATAAATGGAATAACTTATTCAAGAAGATTTGCAATGATAAATAATAGAAACTTTTCTGCAAATGGAATCGGAAACTGGTCAAATTTTACATGGGAAAACAATGCTCCTAATGGTGGTGTAGATAGATATAATACTTCTTCAGGATTAATTGGAGAATCTCCTTTTAATACAACAACATCAAACACACTCACATATACAGAAGATTTAAGTTATTTTGCTGATGTAAATAGAACATTAGGTACACATACTCATACATATCAAACTACAGCAAATAAAACAAATATTATAACAGACCATGTAGAAGTATATTATGGATTTTCTACAGTATCTCATTCTGAACTTGCTCCTGCTACATTTGGTCAGCAGAATAGTTTTTCATTAACAAATCCTGATGATTCACAATGTACAGGAACAGTTAGAGGATTATATATAAGAAAAAAATCAAGCACACCACGAGATACTAATGTTACAACAATTAATTATTCTTTGCTTTTAGATGCTAACAAGAATTTTCTTAACAAGCATAGAAGAAATGGAGCTTTAAGTACTGTAGGCACAAGTGTAGGTGAACATCTTTTAAGAAATGGTGTCAAATGGTTTGACTTATCAGATGGTACTAACACCTTTAGAGTTGGTGCTAATGACCGAAAATTTGGTGATGCATGTCGTCCATTTCAATGTACAACAGTTAATGGCTCGGCAGGTTATTGGAGTACTTTAACTATAAATGATAGTTCATACAGTAGAAGTATTATGGGTGCTTATCATGTTTCAGGTGGCACAGCTAATACACAAGATATAGGTGGTACAAGTGGTTTATATACTTTCATGAAAAATATATATGATAATAGTGGCACTTTAAATATATTGGTTTATTAAGATGACAATAACATTTGAAAAAATAAATAAGATAGATGATACAACATTTGATAATTTGTATGCAGATAGTTTAGATGATATTAATTCAGGCACTATTGTTAAACCTGATGATGTAATAACAGATGAACAAACTAAACAACTTGTACACGATTCATGTTATTCAACTTATACAGTCGATGAAAACAGGTATTGTGTTTTAGCTAAAAAAGATGATACACCTTTTATGTGGATTGTAGGAACAAAAAATAATAATGTATTTAGATGGGAAACTGTTTTAAATGCAAAAATTGATGGCAGTCGAGAAATATTTGCAACACAAGAATTTCAAAATGCATATGCAGAATATTTAAAAAGTGTTGGTATAAATACATGGGAAATATTATGTGTAAAAGATAAAAGGGTAGACACTTATTTTATTAGACTACAAGATGCAGGTAAATGTCTTGGTAGTTATAATAGTGATGCTACATATACTAGACAAACTGATTTAGAGGAATTAAATAATACAGCAGCTTTGCATAAATGGGTGTTCTAAATGGCTCTCAATATTTTGTATACTGTTTATTTTGGATTAGCATTATATTCTTTTGTAGCACTATCATGGCTACAACTGTTTTACACATATATATTGTTTTACTTGCTGCTTGAAGTAGTAATGAGCTTATTTTTACATAGATGGGCTACACACAATCTTTGGAATCCACCAGTATGGTTTCAAAATATAATGAGTGTATTTTCAATGACTGCTTTATTAGGTACGCCTGTATCTTATAGTGCATGGCACAGAACGCATCATGCTACATCAGATACACCTAGAGACCCTCATAGTCCTAAGTATTCTAATTGGTTATATATTATATTTACACCTCATTCTCAGTATGCAGAACCAAGACGTGCAATAGATAGAATGAAAAACAAATGGCAATTATTTTTAACTAAGAATGAAACAGGTTTAGTATACGGATTTAATGCTATTCTTTTCTTAGTTTTATCTATAGATTTATTTTTGATGTGGGCAACAGCAGTAGCTATGACAACCTTTTGGGTTATGTTTGTTACTGGTATTATGTGTCATTCATATGGAAAAGATGAGCCATGTGATGTACCATACATGTATCCAGTGGCGTTCTCTGAAGCGTTCCATAAACAACATCATATTAAACCACAGTTAAAACACTGTAAGTACGACATTTGGGTATGGGTAATTACAAAACTGAGGTGGGTATGAAACATGCGAGATTAGTACAATTATTAGCTTTGCTAAATCATATTATAGCTATAGCGGGGTGTTATTATTTCCCTGAGTATATTGTATTTGGTTTATTCGCTTGGGCGTTTGTTAATATCTTTGGCACAAACATTGCCATACACAGGTTTATGGCTCATAGAAGTTTTGAAACAACTCCTATCAAAGCTAAGATTTTAAAGTATCTTACAATCATACCAGCATTTGGTAGTCCATTATCATGGACAGCTATGCACCGCTACCATCATATGTACAGTGGTAGTAAACAAGACAACGAATCC